GTCGCGAGGACATCGGCAGTGTCGGGGAGGAACACCTTGTGGGTGGATTCGGTGCGCTGCTGCGCCACCACATCCTCAGTCGAACCCAGCGGCTGGAACTCAGCCGGATAGTCGACCTTCAGCAACTGGCCTTCGGTGACGTTCGACCAATCCCCTGGGATGGTCGCCCCGTCTGGGCCTGTGGTGTTGGGTGCGCGCAATCTCGTGACCGTGTCGCGGAATCGCATTACGCGTTGCCGGCTGTGATGGTGAAACTGGTGATCGCCACACTCCCACCGGCGGTGATGGAGGTGGAGTTCAGGTTGAGATCCGAACCCGACGTACCCACGTCGCCGTCGATCACTGCGGCGTTTGCGCTCGTCAGGACTCGAAACCACGATGCGGTACCGGTGGCATCAGCAGACGCGTCCGAGGTGATCGCGTTGATCGTGAGCACACCACCAGACGCAGCCGGGGCGAACGTGGCGCTGCAGGGAAGTTCAGCCAGCAGCGTGGTCGCCGTGCCGCCTGTGGCGGGCCGGGTGCCGCTGTAGATGCGGATCTTCCCCGAAGTCCCCACAGCGGTGGTGATCGCGTCCAGCTGCGCGTTCCGCAGCGAAGCAACGTATCCGAGAGCCATTGGTTCACTCCTTGTTACGGTCGCGGCGTGACGCCACTGAAGGGGCGGCTGGTGGCACCGCTGCTGGGACGGGAAGTTGTACCTGTGTTCGGTCTGATGACGGTCGCGCCGAGAGCGGACCCCGAAGCGTTCGCGGTCTGGTTCGCCTGGGTTCTGGCGAGAGTTCCCGTGATCGGGATGAAAACGACGCCCTGAATAGTGGCGGTGCTAGATGCCTGGCTTACCGCGAGCGTCCCGGTATAGCGGAGGACGCCTGACGCTGCCGCAGTCTGGCTGACCTGCGTCGGGGATGCGGTACCAGTGACCGGGTTGACCACTGTCCCCGATGCAGTGGACGTGTTGTTCGCCTGGGTCGGTGTCGCGGTTGCGCTATAACCGAGTTTGCCGGTGGCGGCGCTGGTCTGGTTGGCCTGCGTGACCGCGGCGCTTCCGGAGAACGAGCCGCCGGCAGTGTAGGTGCCGGATGCCGAAGATGTCTGGTTCGCCTGCGTCGCTGCGGCAGTGCCCGAATAGCCTAGTTGTCCAGATGCTGCCGAGGTCTGGTTCGCCTGTGTTCGGGCGGATGTTCCGCTGTAGCCCAGCTGCCCACTGGCGATCGAGGTGTTGCCGGCTTGCGTGACCGCCACTGTCCCGGTCACCGGGTTGATGACGGTCCCAGAAGCCGAGGATGTGTTCGCTGCCTGCGTGGGTGACGCAGTGCCGCTGTACCCCAATTGGCCGGATGCTGCGGATACATCGCCGGCTTGAGTGACGGCCGCCGTGCCGGTGATTCCACTGGCCGCAGTGGGCAGGGTCAGCCTTGGCGACGAGAGCCGCCAAGGGATCGGCGGCCCATCCTCAGTGGTTGCCCCAGTGCCACCAGACAGGGTGCGGGCGTTACCTGAGTAGTCGGCGGTCTCGGCCTTCACCAGCGGGTGGAAGCTAACGAGGCTCGCGATCTTGTTCACCGCGTACTGCTGCGCCTCCAGATCAATCTCGGCGGCGGTGAGTTGCGCGTTCCAGACCTTCACCGCGGCGAGGCACCCGTTCAGCCATTCACCCCAGGGGCTGTCGCCGAGTCGCAGGGTAGCCGCGCTGGTTGCGGTGACTCCGGTGATCGCAGTGGTGCTGAGCGTCGACGAACCCGCAGCCTTGTAGTACAGGGTTCCAGTGGTGCCGCTGGTCGCGAGACCGATGAAATACCAGGTACCGACAGTCATCGCTACCGAGGCGGTGCTGTTGCCGTCCATGACCGCATTGGCGGTGGTGCCGTCCGCGCCCGTCTGGACGCCCCAGTTGTCGGCCTGCCCGTTGTCGATGAACAGCGCAGACGACCAGGTGTTGAGATCGACGCTGATCTTCCACCAGAAACACGCAGTGAGCGCGGTTTGGCTTCCTAGTGACAGCGCCCGCGAGTAGACCTGTCCCGAGCCTGCTATGCGGGCGGCCACCGGCTCACACCTTCAGCAGCAAGAATTGCCAGCGGAATCCCAAGTCAGATCCGGTCGGGTTGTCCACGACGCCCCGGAAGAGATTCTCCGAGGTGATCATGGCCATCGACACCTGCAGTTCAGGGTCCATGCTGGAGAACCCCCAGCTGATCAGCTGGTATCCATCCGGGGCCACGAAGGTGAAGTCGTCCTGGCTGTTCGCTAGGACGCCCCGAGGAGCGTCCTGCTGCAGGAATTCCAACTGGAAAGGGAGAACGACGTTGGGCATGTTCTGCTGCTCCTTAGGTGCTCAGGTAGGAGACCATCGCCCCGACGAGAAGGGCGTCACCTGTCATCGTGTCGGCCGCGTTGTTCGCGTCCCGGGCGATCCGGACCCACACCGCGTCATCTGCGGCGAGCGAATCCAGGTTCGACACCGTCACGTCGATCCGGTGCAGCCGCTGACCCGTTGTCCCGAGGTGCGTGTCGGTGGCGGAGTTCGCGGTCGCCAACGCCTTCGTCTCGACATCCTGCGTATCCGAGTTCGGGGTGATCGCCGCCAGTTGTACCTCCCACACCACGTCACCCGAGGTGGCGGTGTCGGCATACCAGTCGACAGAGACCGTGACGTTCCCCGATGCGTAGTTGACGGCACGGAACTCCCAGAACGCCGCCTCATCAGACGCAGCGTCGTACGCCAAGCTGATGACGGGGATGTTGGTGCCGAGCTTCTGTAGTGCCGGGAATGCGGTGGACAGGAACTGCGCCGCCCCCGGGTCGAGTTGCAGGTTGACGTTCGCCATCAGCCGTCCTCCTCAACCCGAAGCTTGCCGGCGCGGCGCTGCGCGACCCAGCACAGCAGGTCCGTCTTCTGCTGCGCCGATGCGGCGCCACGGAACGGCTGCGGCAGCGCCGTGTTGTACGACGAAGCGTTCGCTTCGATCCATGCGTCAGTGGCATCGACAGCCGCTCTGAGATCGGCCTTGGTGTAGTTGGATCCATCGGTGTTACGCCGCATGAACCAAGCCCAGATACGGATCCGGTCCAGGTCGGGCAGGACGGCCACGTTGTACTCCCCGGGGTTGAGCAGGGTGAGAAGCATGATCACTCGATCGAGAACAGGCCGAGCACGGACCACGAATATGAGCCGCCTGTGACGTTCTGCACCACCAGGCCCTCACCCTCACGGATCACGTAGTCCGACACCACGTCACCGTCGTTCGGGAGGATGTTGAAGAACGGCACCATCCCCACACCGGGCAGGGTTTCCTCCACCGAGACGGGGAGTTCGAAGTATGTGAACGCCTGTGTCCCGCCGACGGTGTAGGAGCGGGCCGCGGTGATCTGAGCCGGCGCGTTCGCGGCGGCGGAGTCGTGCTTCTGGATCGTGATCGCAGTGTTCCCCGTCGTCCCCACCGCAGAGGTCTTCGCCACCCGCCACGTCTGCGCCGTGAGAGCGTTGACCGCCTGTGAGGGTTGGAGGAACACCTTCCGGAACTTCACGACCTTGCCCGAGCCGGCCGCGTTGAACACATGCAGGTACGGCAGGTTCGCCGCAGCAGTTACAACACCGGACCACGCCGAATAGGTGGGGATGTCGCCGATCAGAGAGCCGAGCGGGTTCGCGAGCATCACCACCTGGTGCTCTTTGCTGTTCACGGTCTGCGTGGCGACCGCCGCACCCACGCCGGGGGTGATCGGGACAGAGTTGTTCGCTGAAGCCATGACCGCGCTTTCTAGTCAGTCCCCAGGAACGAACAAGATCAAGCAACGACGGCGAGACGGTACGGCCCGAGATCCGTCAGTTCGGTGTCGTAGAAGAACCCCACTGCGCCGGATGCCGGGATGGCGAACGACTCACTGACCCCGCCGACGGTGTAGGAGCGGCGCGCTTCCGGGTTCTGGTATCTGCGGCCGGCCGCGGCGAGGCACACGCCCTTCACCGAGTCCGGTGCAGTTGCGTAGCCGTGGGTGTAGGTGACCACGACGGATCGCGGCTTCCATGTCCAGGCGCGACCGACCCGGATCAGCTTCCCGTAGGAGGTCCAGTCGAACTGGGTTCCCACGGTCAATGTGGTCCCGTCCTCAACGACGGAAGACACCGCGGTGACCAGCATCGACGGGAGCCACAGTGAACCCTCGCAGTTCCCGTCCAGAGTGATGACGGCACCTGTCTGCTGGGTGATCTCCCAGCCGCAATGGTCACGGATCGCCTTGGATGCCACATCCAGCGCCTGGGTGGCGGAGTAGGTGTCGAGATCCTGTTGCAGGAACCCGGCGAGTTCGGTGGGGGTTGCGAACGCGGCCACTACTCACCCGCCTTGAATCTGTGGTCGGACCCGTGGGGCAGCCGGGAAGAGACTGCCCCACGGTTGATCTGTCAGTTGCGGCCGACCTTGTCCTTGTCGACGTCTTCCGGCTTCACGCCCACTGGGGTGATCTGCCAGCCGCCGTTGACGTAGTGCAGGTCCACGGTGTGCTCCGGGCCCACGGTCGGAGGAGGCGACAGTTCACCACGGGCGATCTTCGCGAGCCAGTCGTCGTCAAGGTCGTACTTCTTGACGAACTCCCGAGTGAGGTTCGGGGCCGCCTTCTGTGCCTCAGCGAACAGGTCAGCGGGCTCGTCGGCCGGCTGCTTCGCGGCCTCGACCACTGGCTCATCCGCCGGCGTCTCATCGGTCTTCTTCGCTGCTGCCATCGGAGGAACTCCTCTCAGGTCAGGGTCGCGAACACACGGACCGCGGTGGCCGTGGACACGTCAGCGCCGGTCCGCCAGAACGCGTACCACGCGCCCTGACCGGTCGGGCGCCGGTTCGCGCCGAGCACGACCGGGTCGTAAACCAGGCTCATGCCGACACGGTCGACGATGTAGTACTGGGTCGCATCCAGGTACGCGAGCACCTTGTTGCCGGTGGTGAACGTGCCGAGGATCGACGTCGACTCCAGGAACGGCTTGCCGAGCATCGTCGGCACCGGACCCGAGTCGTTGACGATCGACGTGGTCGAACCGGTGAACGACGGCACGTTCCGAAGAGCGTTGATCGTGTTCAGGTTCGCCAGCCACACGTTCTTCGCCCGCGGCCCACGGAACCGCGCCGGCAGCGCGGCCTGCAGAGCGTAGACATCCTGGGCGGCAGGACCAGCGGCGGCAGTGCCCGCACGGTTCTGCGAAGTGCCGGCCGGGATGACGCCCTTCGGCTGCCCAGTGCCGGTGCCGACGGCGAACGCGGTCTCTTCGATCCGGTCCTTCGCGTCAGCGAGCAGGTCGGGGAGCTGCTGGGAGAAGTCCGAATCGGACAGCACCTCGAACGAACCGAACAGATACGCGTCCGCCTTCTGCGGGGTGATCTTCAGCGGGCCGACGGTCGGGGTCGCGTCCGCGGCCTCAGCACCTTCAGCGGTCCACTCAGCAGTCACACCGGCCGACGTGACACCGTTCCAGTCGTTCGTCGTGGTGGTCTTGACGTTCGCGACCTGCCGGTACGGGTTCGCCGAACCCGCGTTGGTCAGGATGATCGTCGGGTCCAGCGTGAACGGCACCAGGTAGCCACCGTTCGCCGGGGTCAGCGACAGCGCGGCACGAGTCGAGAAGCCGCCCGGGTCGGACAGGTACTGCTCGAACGCAGCCAGGTACTCCGGCGAACCGGTCACGAGGATCTGCTCGGCGATCGCCTTACCGAAGTTCTTGCCGCGCTTGTAGATCAGCTCGGTCACGTTCTCGGCGGCGTCCGCGTTCAGGGCCCAGTGGTCATCACGGTTGGCATACGCCTCGACCGCGCCGGCCGCGCGGGCACGGACCTCGTTGACCGGCATCATGTGCTGCCGCACCTGGTCGAGATCGGCAAACGGGTCCTTGGTGGACCGGCGGACCACGAGGTCAGGGGTCTCGGTGATCGGCTCCTCGCGGGCAGCTTCCT